TGAAGGTGGTGGAGGAGCGGTCGAAGCCGCCGATCGAAGCGCGGTCAGCACCGGGAGCGCGCTCGAGGTCGAGACCAGCGCCAGCGCCCATGAAGTTGCGGGTCTGCTCGATGAGGAGCGTGCCCGAGCGCTCGGGAACCTTGATGTTCTCGAAGAGCTTGTCGGCGATGAGCTGCGCGTCGGAGGGCACAGCCTCCACGACGAGCGAGCTGAGGATCTGATCAACAGGATGAAGATTGCTGTATGAGCTAGCCATGTTGTGAGGCTCCTACGACTTAGGCGTTGACGGTGAGGGGGCCGGTGAAGAGCACCACAAGCTGCTCGTTGGCAGCGGCGCTCACCTGGTTGATATTGGGCATCACGCGAGCGACAGCGTACTTCCCCGAGCCGAGCCCGCTCTGAACCTTGCCATCGGTGGTGACGGCGAGGAGAGGCGTCGAGGCGAAGGTCAGCGTGCCGCCTGCGATCACGCGGGTCAGACCGAACACGCACACCTCAACGGAATCGCCAGCAGAAGCGGCGCGCTGCGCCACACCGACCACGGCGGGAGAGGTGGCATCCTCTGCGACAACGATCTTGCCGTTGGCGTTGATAGCGACGATGGCGAACTCGGTCACAGCCGAGGCGCAGACGAAAGACTTGACGATGTTCTGAAGCTCCATGGTTTACGCTCCGAAGACTGCGAGGTACTGATCAGGGTTAGTAGTGCGGAAGAGGTTGAGCGCCTCAGAGAAGCTGATGCTCTTCTCGGTGGCGAGAGCCTTCACCTGCTCGGCGAGGGTTGCGCGGGTCAGCTCCTGCCCAGAAGCGCCATGACCGACCTCGTTGAGAGGGACGGCGCTGTTGGCGGCGCGCTCGTTGAACATCTGCCAGAAGATCGGCTGAGTGCCCTTGGCATCCCACGCCGCCTCGACTGCCTTCTGCTCGGCGGGAGAAGCCTTGCCCTCGCGCATGAGAGCGGCAACAGCCTCGCGGCGTTCGATGTCGCGCTTCTCAGCGTCGATCACGGCGAGCTTCTCAGACAGGCGCTTGTTCTCGGCGCGCAGGCTGTTGATCTCAGACATGAGCACTCCCTCGCTCATCTTCTTGGGCTCGGCGGGAACCTTGTCACCGTCAGTCACGACGATCACAGGCTTCTCCTCCTCCTCCACCTCGGGAGCAGGCTCGGCGTTCATCTCGGCGGGAAGCTCGGCGCTCATGGTCGCTTCAGCCTCTGCCTGCATGTCTTTGATCTTCTGCTCAAGCTCGAGCACCATCGCGTCTTTAGCGACGAGCGCGGCTTTGAGCTCCTCGGGCGACATCGACTCGATGTTGTCCATGGGTAGGCTCTCCTTTAGTTGAACCCGGTCGATGGTGTCGTGAGACTGAGCCGGGCGAGGGGTTAGAGTGATAGCTAAGAGCTGCGCATCACCGATCTTGGTGCCACCATCTCTGGAGTAGATGTCACCGGTGACATACTCAGGCGATGACCAAAGGACACCGCCGGACTCCTGCACGACCTTGAGACCCTTCTCGGTGTACGCGGGGACTGCATAGAGACCATCCTCACGCATCTCAAGATCAACGATGAGCCCGAGCGCGCTGCCGCTCTCAGGAGGCGCAGGCGTGCCGCCATTGAAGGGAGATGTGGCGTGCTGCCAGTCGATGATCACAGGGTCTTGATGGCGGCGCTCACGATAGACGCGCAACAGCTCTGAGCAGAGCGCCGTGTCAACCTTGCCAAGCGTCTCGCCGCTGAGGCGCGCGCTGACCTGCCCGATGGCGAGCGTCTTGAATGGCTTCCCAATGGTCAAGCCCTCGGGCACCTCGTAGGAAGCGGCAGGAGCCATCTGAACAGCTTCGCCATAAGCACGAAGCGTGGTGGTCTGAGCGTCTGCGGCGTTCATCTGATTCACGACCTTTCGAGCCCAAGCGAAGCCAGCATCACCACCCCAACCATCCCAAGCCTGCCTCCCTGGTCCATAGCTGTCCCAAGAGGAGCCCTGCTTGTCGATCTCGTGGCGAGTGAAGTAGGCGAGCATGCGCCGCACCGTCTCGGGGCTCATGTTGCGACCTGCCGACAGGTCACGAGCACGAGCGAGCCCAACAGGGGTCATGCCGCGCTGAGAGGGGGCTGCGAGAGCCCGACGGCGCAGAGCGCGAGCCGCCGCCTCCTGCGCTCCCTTCGGCGGTTTGAAGTCGATGTGATCGTACTTCTGAGGTACAGCATAGGTGTGACCCATAGGGAGGGTCATCTGCTTCGCCTTACGAACCATGAGCGCGCCTCTTGATCAGTTGCTCGGCGAGCGAGGCAACAGGTGAGAGGCTACCTCCTGCGGCGGTTCTCTCGAGCGTTGATCGCTGTGCCGCTTCGGGAAGGTCTCCAGCACCGAGACGCTCCCTGATGGCGCGCTCCAGATCGTCGTCTGGAGTGAGGAGCCCACTCTGAACGAGCGCGGGAAGCATGCCGAGGCTCTCGGCGAGATCGTCTGTGTCGAGCCCGGTATGAGTCAGTCGCGGCAGCTTGGAAGGATCCACAGGTCCATAGTTCCATCTGATCAGTCTCCCGATGGTGCCTGCGCCACGGCGGTCGATGCCGTTGATCGCAGAAGCCACAAGATCACAGAGATTGATCGCCGCTCTGCGGAACACGCTCAAGTGAACCTCGCCGACCGACCTCGAGCCCGTGTCGGTGATGCCGAGGTTGGCGAACTGAGCGAGGAACGCCTGGCTGATCTGATTGTCGCACTCACGAATGATGTCGAGCGGACCTTGAGCATAGAGGTTGGGAGCTGCGGCGTAGTTGTCGAAGCTCACAACATCGTTCTCGATCAAGTAGCTCTGCTCGGCGGCGAGGAATGCTTGAGCTTGGCTCTCTGCCTCATCGACCATCGCGTTGATGTCGGCATCGGTGAGCCCTGCGAGATCAGCCTTGGAGCGATCCACCTTGACCTTCGGCGCGGGGATTGCCCAACGGTCAACACCAACGCACATGAGGTTAGCCACGCGCTGCTTGGTTCTCCACCACCACCACACAGGGCGCAGCATGCCAGCGCCCTCGAAGTTAGACCCGGTGCGGTTGAGGGTCAGCAGGAGGAGCTTGTTCGCGGGGATCGGCTCGGGAACCTTGCCAACACCGACCATGTTCTGCAGAACGCCGTCGAGGTGCTGATTATCGCGTGATAGCCAGCGCATATGCGCCGAGGGCTCCCGATCAGCGAAGTGATCAAGCCACACCTTGACCTTGCCGTTCTCATCGGGACCGACCTTGTAGATCTCCTCAGCGTACCTGTACCCAACCGGCACGAACTCGAAGAGATATGAGAGCTGCTCCTCGAACGACATCGACATCTGCCCAGAGTAGCCATCGAGCCCAAAAGCCTCGTTGGCGAAGCGGCAGAGTTCGAGGCAGATCGGATCATGGTCATCGGCAGGCTCAAAGCGCCAGGTCGCGCTCAAAAGGGTCTGCCTCAGCATGTGCCACGAGCGGCGCACCACCGGGTCAGTCCTCAGCATGTCCTCAGCCTCGGTGACCCAGTTGAGCCCGGTGAGCTGAACATTGCGCTCATATCCCGAAATGACGCCGCCGCTCAACTGCGTTCCGCTGATGCCCCTCGTGCTAAATCGAGGGTTCAGCGCGCGCATGTGACGCGGCGTCTCGTCTGTCTCGGAGTATTGCATGGATCGCCCCGATGTGGCTGTTCTTCTTCATGTGCTGCGTCGGGGTTATCTATGGAGTCAATATGCACTATTGAGGAGGTGTTGTTGCCTTGTCAATAGACTTGCATTGTTTCGCGCGCGCTTCCTCAAGTGCTTTATTTATCTCGGCGAGGAGGTTGGCGCTCTGCTGGTATAGCTCGTGGTCGGGCTCGAGGAGCACCTTGTCGCGCAGCTCTTCCTCAAGGGTCTTGGGTTGGCTCTCCATCGTCAGCCTCCTTCCACTCGCCTTGAGGGTCGAACTCACCTGGCTCATAAGGCTTCACCTTCATCCCTGTGCCGGTGCAATAGATGCGCGTCATGCCGCTGAGGTGAGGAACGATGCGCTGACCTTTGATCGCCGTCTGTTGAGCGCAGATCGGGCATCGGATCGGTCGAGGGTCATCGACCAGCATCGCCGCTCTCCTTGATGCGATTAACCTCGCGCTGAAGGTACCAGAGCGCCTTCTCAAGATCCTCGGCGTGGTCGAGCTTGTGCCCCGCGCGGCTGATGTACTTGACCACATTACCGAGGTTGAAGTTGAGACCCCACGCCTCGATGACGGTGATCGCCTCGACACCTGTGTCAGCCCGATAGTGAGAGGGATGATCAACCTTGCTCTCCACATCGGGGTCGCAGATGACGGCGAAGCTGGCAGCAGAGCAGAGTCTATCCTCGACCCACTCACACCGACAGCGGCGGCACATGATCGTCTTACTTGTGGTCATGTTGGTTCTCCAGGCGCAGCTCCAAGAGCGTCAGCTTGCGCTCAAGGTCTGCCAACTTGAGGATGAGATCCTTCTGCTGTTGCGCCTCAAGCTCGAAGCGCTGAGAGGTGATCCGATAAAAGACGAACAAGAGCCCGACCACCGCGACTGAGACGATGTTGGCAGGGTTGAAGATCGCGTTGATCACATTCGGATCAGCGGCGGCGGCAAGTTGATCAGGCATAGTGACCTCCTAGAATGAGCTGCCCGATGGTCGCGCATTGCGACGGCTCTTGTCCATAGAGGAGGAGCGCGGGATGTAGCGCGCCGTGATGTCAGCCCAATAGTGGAAGATGCAGTCGTAGCGCAGCGCGTCGAGGGGATCCTCTCGACCGTCTTTCTTGGGGCTCTCGGCGTTGTCCCAAGCATAGCTGAGGATCGCCTTCCTCAAGCTGTTGCCGAGGGCGCGCTCACCTGCCTCCCATGCCTCCTGCGTGATCAGATACTGCTTGCGATTGAAGGCGCGCTTGAGCTTCTGAACGCCGTTGAGGATGTCCACCTTCACAGGGTCGGTGGTCGACCTCAGCGGAAGCCCGATGCCGCCCTCCTCGATCGGTCGGGACAAGACCGAGAAGGCTGACCGACCTGTCTGGTCGTTGCGCGCCTTGCCTGCCTTGTCCGCGACCCCTGTGTCGAGCCATATTCGAGGACCCGGCGCGCTCGCCATCGCCGACCGAGGGTAAGCCACCGACAGGATCAGCTTGGCGAGCTGATCGATGGTCACCTCCTGCGGGTTGATCTCCTTGATGATGACGGTCGCTTCGAGCTCCTCATCGTGAGCCATGATGATCAC